TATAGTAGTCACTACCCTTCATTCCATAATCCTCAAAATTCGACCATCGTTCTTGATATAATATCCTATTTAAAGCTCGGAAAGTAGGATAAATACCTTTAATCACACCGTCTACTTTATAATCATTGTGATATAGATTCTGTAGATAAATCAAGTAGTCATTTGATTCATAGGACTTGCTTTCATTGACAATTAGTCCATGACGTTTAAAAGATGAATATAATGAGACAATTTTATCATCTTTAAGAGCGTAAACGCCATCATCACCTTGCATATTGAATAACTCTGAGTTCTCGAAAACTCCTGAACTCTTTGCGATCATGTACTGAGCTATTGAATCATCCTCATTTGTAAGTGTTGAACCTGAAGGCTCCCCGTGAGGACCTGAAATAATTCCATCTGGTGTAACAATGCCAATTGTAGATTTACGAAGTATCATCTTATCTATATCACTAGAATACTTATTCTGAAATAAAGACTTATAATACTCACCAACCTTAAGCTGAAGGCCTTGTTTTAGCGAACGATCATAACCACTAAAATCGATCGATATTAAAGTGAGACCATCACGAATTGCTGGTTCGATAATTCGAGTGATAGCTTCACTAACTGCATCTGGACCTAAAAGTGCCGCACGCCAATGCAGACGCTTCTGATACTCTAAAAGAGGAACGTAATAAGTCATTTCATTTAAGGTGTCAGCCATAGGATAACCCCAAACATCTCGCGTCTTACCTTGCTCTTGAGTTCTAGTGAATAATACACATGGATCTTCACGTTTTAAAAGCTCATCAAACTCTTGAAGAACCCTGTCTTTGATTAATCCTTTACGTTTGTAATACGGCAGGCCGGAGTTTGTATCATTCTTTAACATCTTAATTGCATTATGTAAACTAATAGGTCTAAGATTCCCTTTAGGTAGAGGAGCAGTTATGTCATCATAATTTAATTTCTTATCTTCGAAATAAGATGATAGACCCTCTTTCCTAACGTCCCAAGGTGTAGAAATTGACCTAGGACCAGTTTTATCTGATTGGGAAATTTCTAAATCATATAGAACTCTATTTAACCGACTCTTATTAGATTGGATCACTTTAGACCACTTCTGAAGAATAATTTCAGCTCTATTATCCTTACCCATAGGAGTCACGAATACCTCAGAATTACCTTTAACGATATTCATTAAA